TTTCTATTCTTGTTACTTGTTTTTAATGCCATTTTATCAATTACCTTTGATGTTGAATACTCATATCATATAACGGTTTATCTAGTCCACAATCAATACAAGTTTTTTTTCTCCAGCTTACATAAATAGCCCAATGTGTGTGCTTACATATCGCCAACTGTTTTGGCGCACTAAACAAATTTATAGGTGGAAATCTCATACCAACTCGTCCTCTCTACGCATATCTTTCCAACGCTCAAGAGAATCAATAGCTTCTTGCACGTCTTGTTCAATATCTTTTGCACCTCTGCCACCAGCACACAACAACTTTTTTATTGCATGTTGCAAACAAGGATCTGTAACTTCAAACAACTCCAACACTCGATACACATCAACCGCATCTAAATGTACTGTGTTTTTAAAATAATGATTATGTTTATAACTCATTACAGCCTCATCACAAGGACAAATGCTTTAATTCTAACCATTGTTTTAACTAACTCAAGAAATTCATTTAATTCTTTTTCTATAGGAATCCTATTCATTTTATCTGCCATGTCATAAAAGTATTCAACGTCATCCATCAGTTCTTCTCATAATTAAATATAATCCATACAAAATTGCTATCATCTTTTAAACACCAGCTTAACAATGCCAACTAGCAATATAAAAAAATAAACCACCAGCACAAACGGTAGCAAATACCACGGCATTGCGTAATCTTTCTTCATAACTCCAATCCTTCACGTTCTTGTTGAAATTTACCTTCATGTAAAACCACCTCGTCATTAATCTTAATTGCTTTTGCTTGTACTGTGAAAACTACTTCAACTGATTTTATAAACTCTAAAACTTCTTCCATAAAAATAATATACCAGTCATATACCACATACCCCCCCTATAGGGGGGGGGTATGGTAGGTATATTTTTAGACTCAATCATATACCTGTCATATACCATAGGTATTTAGCGGTAGGTATATTTCTAAATATACCACCAAAAATCCCCGTTATTTCCTATAAGTTTTTGTTTTAAAAGAGATTCTCTGCAACGTGCAAAATCTTTTGATACGTTATCAGCTCCTTTAAAAACGTCCTTAACAAACATATACCACTCATTAAAAGTTACAGTGGTATGGTATATACCTTTTTCATCCATAACACAGTCTTTTTTGCCATGAACATCTAATGATTCGACCAAAGCATCAATGGTTTTCTGTTGATTTTTTGTTAATTCCTTTTCCTTTTTGGCAACACCTTGATACTCTAAATAAACACTGGTGATTTGTTTATCATCATCAGCATCATAAAAAACATCACCTTCTAATTCTACTTCCTTAATAAAAAAACTCATATCAGTACCAAACCCAAAGTCTTTTGACTTGGTGCAGGAAAAAGTAATTGCTTCACCATTCTTGGTGACACAAAATTCTGCGTCCATGGCAGCCTTAATTGATGATGACCCTCTTGATCTTCCTTTATCACCATGACCACTATGATGTACTGTTACAATCGCAGCATCTAAACGTCTTGCAAGTAATTCAATAGACTTAAAGTATAAAGCCATATCTTCAGAACTGTTTTCATCGCCAACCATGTTACGGTGCAATGTATCAATAATAATAATATCAGGTTTAAAGTCTAACTCTGCTACTATTTTTAATATTTCATCAGCTTCTTTACTATCTAATAAATTAATAGATCGTCTGCTTAATCTAATATTTTTTGGCGCTTCACCATACTTTTGAGATAGTGCCTTAAAGCGCATGGAAGCACCTCTTAAACCTTCACCCATAATGATTAAAGTTTTAAGCTCTTCCTTTATCTTGTGACCATGCCAATCTCTGCCTGTAGCAGCACAAAAAGCCCAGTCCATTGCAAATAAAGACTTACCAGCACCTGACTCACCAAATAATAAATTCATTGAACCACGTTCAAGTATTCCTTTAATTAACCAATTAGGCTTCTTAATACTTGACATCATATCTTCAATGGTAATGAATAATCCTTCCTGCTTTACCTTTCCAAATACAATATCACGAACTGCATCAATTCCTTTTTCAGACATCATGTCATTAAAGTCACCATCTATTGAAGGCAATACAATATCAACTCCACATTCTTTTGCCTTGTTAATGCCAACTCCACTGGTGTCATTGTCAGCACAAATAACTATTTTCTTACCAATGTATTGGCTTGCCAGCATCTGCGTTACAGGCTTAAGATTTCCAGCGTTAAATGCTATACATACAGCAAGATTAGTTGCTTGATATAAACTATCAGCAGTTGCAAATCCTTCTGCTATTAATAAAGTTTCAGACTCAGAAGGATCACCAATCCAACAATGACCACCAAGCATCTTACCGCCAGAATGAAACCTCTTTGCTCCATCACTAAATATTGACTGGACTGACTGAATTTCTCCATCTGCACCATAAACAGGAATAATCAGTTTTCCGCCAAACATACGAGCCATATTTGGACGAATTCCTTTATTAGTAAGGTAGTCATGGCTTACAACTGGAACTGCATTATCAAATAATACCTGCGCTTCCTTTGCAGCTATAGCATAAGCAAGATCACGTTCAGCTATTGCCTTGCGTTTTGCCTCTTCAAACTGCTGACGCATTGCTTCCTGTTCGTGTATGTCTGGAACATAATCTCTTTTTTCATGCCATTGGTGTTGCTCTCCACTGCGCCAACAACCAAATACTGCGCCTTTTCCATCATCGAATACATGAACCCAACCTGATCTATCATTTCTTTTGCCGTTGGTTGAAAATCTTGTAACTTTACCAACTGCTATATTAGATGGAGGTTCATAACCAACTGCTCTAATTGCATCGCATAACTCAGGCAACATTGAAATAGTCACTTAATTTTTTAACTAGATCATAAGGAATGATCTTCAATTTATTATTGGCAAACTTCCACAACACATTATATTTAATGCCAGTATTCTTTGATAAATAAGTTAAGTTTAAAGGTTGCAATTTATTAATTATTTCTTCTGGTGTGAACATTATTTTTTCCCTTTGTTAAAAATTATTTTGTTTTAGGTATTGCAATTCTAATTTATATCGGTAAAATGTGCAACGGAATTAGAGAAAAAGATTTTTAACCGTAAGGAGAAACACCATGAGCATCTTAAGCTCAATAGCAAAACCAGATGATCGTTCGATCATTTGCACTATAACTGGCGATGCTGGACTTGGAAAAACAAGTTTAGCTGCCACCTTTCCAAAACCCATCTTTATCAGAGCTGAAGATGGATTACAAGCCATACCAACAGCAACACGTCCTGATGCGTTTCCACTTCTAAGCAATGTTGATATGTTGTGGGAACAACTAACTGCATTAATCAAGGAAGATCATGATTATAAAACATTGGTTATTGATAGCGTCACTCAGCTTGATAATTTGTTCACAAATCACATTGTTGATACTGATCCTAAAAAACCACGAACCATTGCCCAAGCATTGGGTGGTTACGGTGCTGGCTTTCAAGCGTTGTCAAGTTTGCATGGTAGAGTTCGCAAAGCTGCTGGCATACTTAATGAAACTAAGGGTATGAACATTGTGTTCATAGCACATAGTGAAACAGAAACAATAGAGTTGCCAGACCAAGATCCATACACCAGATACAACATCCGTATGCAGAAGAAGTCTGTAAGTCACTACACCGATAATACAGACCTGGTGGGTTATCTTAAGTTAGAAACACATACATTTGGTGATGGAGAACGCAAGAAAGCAATAAGCGATGGTACAAGAATACTGGTAACATACGCCTCCGCTGCAAATATATCAAAGAACCGCTATGGAATTAGCGAGGACTTATTGGTTGTAAACGGAACTAATCCACTTTTAAATTTAATCCCTTCTATTGGAGCATAAACGATGGCAAACTTTTGGACAACTTCTGACAACCAAGAAATCACTACTAATGGTGAATTTACTTCTGGTGGAATGATTGAAAACATACCAGACAATACAACTTGTCTTGCTATGATTGATGAAGCTGGTCTTGCTGAATTTCAAGGTGATGAATACATAAGTTTACGCTGGGTAATAGCTGAGCCTGCTATTTACAAAGGACGAAAGATATTTCAAAAGGTGCGTGTATTTGATCCTGATAGTAAAAAATCAGATAAAGCTAAAAAGATGTTGGCTGCTATTGATGCCAACTGTGGTGGTAAGTTAGCACAGTCTGATGAATCACCAAACGATACTGCAATGGCTAAAGCATTACTGCATAAACCAATGTTAATAAAAGTAATGGTATGGGATTTAGATGGTAGAACTGGTAATTGGGTGGCTGCTGTAGCTCCAAGAAAAGGTGCTACACAAGTTAAAGAAGAGAAACCAGCAGAACCAAATATTGTTGATATTGATTCAATCCCCTGGTAAATAACAAACGCACAAGGATGTGCATTTCTAACTACAACTATAAGAGTAAATAACAATGGAACAACAAAGAACAGATGTTTGGTACAAAAAAAGAAATGGTCGTGTAACTGGATCAAGTGTTGGCGCAATCTTAGGATTATCTCCCTTTATGAAACGTGAAGATGTTATGCGTAATATGGTGCGTCAATATCACGGATATCCAAGTGAATTTACAGGTAATGTTGCGACTAGCTATGGAACGTATAACGAGCCTAATGCACTGGCTGACTATGAATTGAAGTTTAATAGAAAAGTAGAACTTACTGGATTTCACACATATGAAGATTGGCTTGGTGCATCACCAGATGGATTAATAAATAATGATGGATTGATTGAAATCAAATGCCCATATGGTCAACGGGACAAGAACCCACCAGAGTTTAAGTCTATAGATTACCAAACGCATTACTGGTTACAAATACAGATTCAATTGCTTGTAACTGGTTGCCAATGGTGTCATTTCTACCAATGGTCAGCATATGGATATATGCTTGAAACAGTGCAATTTAATCAATTAGCTATTGAAGAATATTTACCAAAGTTAAAAGACTTCTACAATGAATATCTTGTAGAGCGTGAACTACCACAGGCACAAAAGTATCTTGAAGAGAAACGCCAACAGGTAAGATGTGAAGGTCAAGTTGATCGTTATTTAATGATTGCAGAGCAAATAAAAGAACTTGAAGCAGAAAAGAAAAGATTATTGGATGAAATAGTTAAATTAGCAGACGGTAAAGATAGTGAGATCAATGGTCATAAGCTAACTAAAGTTACTAAAGCTGGTTCTATATCATACGCCAAAGCAGTTAAAGAACTATTACCTGACGCTGATCTTACTGATTACACTGGTGATCCAATTAGTTATTGGAGATTAACATGAGTGAATTAATTGAAATATTAATAAGAAGTATAAATGATCTTGATTTAGAAAAAAAAATAATTGCAATAAATGAAGTTAGAGAAAAAATACATTTAATAAGTCCTTTTAAAAATGAACCTGTTGATTTTGTTAAATGGGTTAAAAATGAAAACGTATATCAAAATGATTACAATCCAAATAGTGTTGCTCCACCAGAAATGGAATTGCTTAGATTATCTATTTCAGAGGATGGATATACACAGCCTATAGTTTCTATGCCTGATGAAAGTGAAAAATATGAAGTTATTGACGGCTTTCATAGACATAGAGTTGGAAAAGAATGTAAAGACATACAAGAAAAAATACTTGGATATCTTCCTATTGTACAGATAAGAGAAGATCAAAAAGATAAAACAGATAGAATGGCATCAACTATTAGGCATAACAGAGCAAGAGGAAAACATAAAGTTGAATCTATGTCTGACATTGTTATTGAGCTTAGTAGAAGAAATTGGTCTGATGAAAAAATAGCTAAAAATCTTGGAATGGATTCTGATGAAGTTTTAAGATTAAAACAAATAAGCGGATTAGCTGAAATGTTTTTAGATGAAGATTTTTCAGAAGCATGGGATGTTGTTTTTGATGATGATAACGATTTTGAAGGATTAGAAGATGAATAGAATTTATCATACTTGGGAAAAATGGGAATGTTATCCAGCTGGATTTTATGAAAACAAATCTAAAGATAAGTCATTAACAGATGATGATTGCAAAAAAAAATATGCTGAATTTTTAAGTGATATTCCAATGTTTGAAGCAGCAATGCAATCAATATTATTAGAATGGAAAAACTCATGTGAACATTATTTATCAAATGAAAAAATGAATAGAATTGCATGGCTTGGTCAAGCATCAATGTGTTATGCAACTGGAATACCATCAAAATTTTGTGGAGGATTTTATTTATTATCAGAAGAACAACAAAATTTAGCAAATATATGTGCATTAAAATTTTTAAATAAATGGCTAAAAAAACGTGGTGAAGATGAATTATCTCTTGACCAAGCACAATCTAAAACAGAAGCGAATTTATATTAATGAAAAGATTACTAGGAATTAATGTTTTTGAAGCAGCTCAACAAAGAATAAATTATTCTTTTGATAATTTTGAAAAAGTTTATTTGTCTTTTTCAGGAGGAAAAGATAGTAGCGTTATGTTCCATCTAACAATGATGGAAGCAAAAAAAAGAAATAAAAAAGTAGGAATATTAATTATTGATCTTGAAGCTCAATATAAATCTACTATTGAGCATATAGAAGAAATGATTGATATGTATAAAGATAATATTGATCTTCATTGGTTATGCTTTCCATTATTATTAAGAAATGCAGTAACAGTTTTTGAGCCAAGATGGACTGCATGGGATGAAGAAAAAAAAGATATATGGGTAAGACAAAAACCAAAAATTGCTGCTAAATGTGAAGATTATCCATTTTATCAGCCAAATATGGAATTTGAAGAATTAACTGTTTTATTTGGATTATGGTATGCACAAGGTAAAACATGTGCTGGATTAATTGGAATAAGAGCAGATGAAAGTTTAAATAGATATAGAACTGTTGCTGTATTTGATAAAAAAATGCATGGAAACAATAGATATACAACTTATATAGGAGACAATTTATTTAATATTTATCCAATTTATGATTGGAAAACAGAAGATATATGGAGATTTCATTCTAAGTTTAAAAACTTATTAAACAATAAAATATATGACCATATGCACAAAGCTGGTGTTCCAATAAGTCAACAAAGATTATGTCAACCTTATGGAGATGATCAAAAAAAAGGATTATGGTTGTATCATATCCTTGAGCCTGAAACTTGGTTTAAATTAATAGCTAGAGTAAATGGAGCTAATTCAGGCGCACTTTATGTTCAAGAATCAGGAAATATAACTGGAAGCAATAAAATATCTAAACCTGAAAATCATACTTGGAAAAGTTTTTGTAATTTATTATTAAAGTCTTTGCCTAAAAAAAATAGAGATCATTATATAAAGCGATTTAGAGTTTTTATTAAAGGATGGAAATTAAGAGGATATGATGAAATACCTGATTTTGCTCCAAAAATTCTTGAAGATAAACAATGGGCTCCATCATATAGAAGATTATGTAAAGTTTTATTAAGAAATGATTATTGGTGCAAAGGACTTGGTTTAACTCAACCAAAAAGTGAAGCATATGGAAAATATTTGCAGTTAAAAAAACAAAAAACAGTTGGCATTGAAGCATGAAACTCCGCCCATACCAACAACAAGCACATGATGCAGCTATAAATTGGATAAAGAAATGTACTGACCCATGTGTTTTAGAATTGCCAACAGGGAGTGGCAAATCTCTAATTGTTGCAGCAATAGCAAATACACTACACCAAGTTAGTAATGGAAAACATATATTATGCCTTGTTCCCTCAAAAGAGCTGTTAGAACAAAATGCTGAGAAATACAGAGATACTGGTAATCAATGCAGTTTGTTTAGTGCTAGTGTTGGCGAAACGTGTTTAAAACATCCAGTAGTTTTTGGAACACCTGTTAGTGTTAAGAATAAAATACACAGATTCGGTTCTAAGTTTTGTGCTGTTGTATTAGATGAGGCGCATCGTATAACACCAACAGTTAAAAGTATCATTGAATCTTTAATTCATCATAATCCTAATCTGCGTGTGATAGGTCTTTCAGCTACTCCATACAGGCTTGGTGATGGTTATATATACAGAATGGACGAGCATGGCAATGCACATGGGGAAGATAAAGCTAAGAACCCTTATTTTAATGCAAGAGTATTTACCGTTTACGCTCGTGATCTGATCCAGCAAGGATATTTAACACAGCCTGTCATTGGTGCAATTAATTCAGGTCATTATGATACGTTAGACATGCAACTTAATAGCATGGGTAAGTTTGCAAAGGCAGACGTTGATAGAGCCTATCATGGTCAAGGAAGGCTTACCAGTGCGATTGTAGGTGATATTGTGTCACAAGCAGTAGATAGGCAAGGTGTAATGATTTTCGCAGCTACAGTGCAACACGCTCACGAGGTTATGCAATCTTTACCACCAAGTTTATCTTGCATAGTTACAGGAGAAACACCCAAGTTGGAACGTGAACAAATACTGCGAAAATTCAAGTCTAAGCAATTAAAATATTTAGTTAATGTTTCGGTGCTTTGTGTTGGATTTGACGCTCCACATGTTGATTTAATAGCTATTTTAAGAGCTACCGAGTCAGTTAGTTTACTTCAGCAAATAATAGGCAGAGGATTAAGAATTGATAACAACAAAGATGACTGTTTAATATTAGATTATGCTGAAAACATTAGTCGTCATTGTCCTGATGGTGATCTTTTTAATCCAGAGATTGAAGCATCAAAAAATTATGATTCTGGTGAAGCGATAGAAGCACAATGTCCAGAGTGCAATTCAAAAAATCAGTTTTCACCAGTAATAAATGAAGCCAATCATAAAATTGATATTAATGGATATTTTATTGATCTTGAAGGAGTGCGACTAGAAACAGAATATGGGGAGATGCCAGCTCATCATGGAAGAAGATGCTTTGGTCAAGTAATGAATAAAACTATTAAAAAGTTTGTAAGATGCCCATACAGGTGGACATTTAAACCATGCCCACATTGTGAAGAAGAAAACGATATAACTGCAAGATATTGTTGTAGTTGCAAAGGAGAGCTTATTGACCCAAACAGCAAGTTAATAGCAGATTTTCAAATGAAAAAGAAAGACCCAACGCAGATTCAAACTGACAAGGTTGTTGCAATGCGAGCAATACCAACACTAAGCAAGGCAGGGAACGAGTGTTTACGAGTTGATTTTGTAACCGAATATAGAGCATTTCCAGTATGGTTTACTATGAAAATTCAAAAGCATTATGATGCGTTTATGCGATTTACAGAAGGTGGAGTAGTAACACCAAGCACGATTACTTATCGAAAGAGTGGTGATTTCTTTAAAATTTACGATTACAACAGGACAGCTGATGAAGTTCCACAATGATATACCCGTGTTTGGAAATAAAGAGTTTAGAGGTGAATGTCCTTCTGAGGCTGCTGAAGCAGTTACCTTTTTTGCAAAGTTAAGGAGGGAATATCCTGACAGTTATGGAAAGATTGCTACACACATTAGGAATGAAGGCTTAAGAACCTTTTACCAGGCGACTAAACAAAAGAGTGAAGGTATGGTAAAAGGCGCACCAGATATTATTATTCCAGCAAGCGTTGCGTTCGTTTGTGAATTAAAACGACAAGATCATACACGTTCAAAATGGCAAGATGGACAGGTTGAATACCTGCTGGAAGCCCAGAAACAGGGAGCTTTTGTCTGTATTGGCTTAGGTTATGTTGGCGCATATGAAGCATTTATTTATTGGAAAGATAAAAAATCTTTACATTCTGTAAAATAAATATTATTATTTGCCAAACTTAACAAGAAAAAGAAAGGGGAATGAGATGATTAAATTTGAAATTGGTAAAACTTATAAAAATCGTTCAATCTGTGATTCAAATATGTTTTTTGAAATTATTGTTATTTCACGCACTGAAAAAACTATTAAAGCAATTGTTGATGGAGCAGTTAAAACATTACGCCCTGCAATTTATAACGAATGTGAATTTGTAAAGCCTTGGGGTTCTTATTCTATGTGTCCAATTATTAAAGCAAATTAAAAACCAACCACCGCAACAAGGATGTGGCATTAACTACAACTATAAAAGGTAAAAATCATGAACAATAAAACATCAATTATATTAATTCTATCTGCTTTTACATTAGGTGGGTTTATTGGCGCAACATACACCAATAATGATAAAGCCAGCGTAATCCACAAAACCAGAAGTGGAGCGTTTATAATTCAAAAAAACATAAAAGGTGAAGAGCAAATCTACCAAGTGCTAGAGTTACCTAGCAACGTCACATCTTTTGTAACACCAAGCAAAGGTGAGTTCTAATGGAACAGGAATTTGATAAAATAATAACTGATATGCGTATAGATCAATCGCTTGGTGGCATTTTAATAGCACAAGCCTTTGTAGACTATTGCCAAGCACTAATCAACGCTCAAATCGCAGAAACAGACGGTTCTGAGCTATTTGGATTGCTAGAGAACGCAACATTATCGACAAAACATACAGACATTAATCATCTAGTTCGTGAAGCAATTGACTGGAAAGCTAATAACTTAATTTGCAATTCCTGAAGGGAAGCAACCACTCGCCCAGTTTATGGCTGGGCATTTTTTTGGATAAGATTATGAAAGACTATAAAAATAAACCAGTACACACATTTACCAGACACCAAGAAATACAAATCTGGTGTTTGATT